CAGTTTCCAAATCGATCGCGTGCGAGTAAGGGACGCTTCGAGTGCTGTCAACTGCCGCTGACAAACCGCGCACAAGCAAGAGCGAACCCTTGTTCCCGCCACCCTCAGACGTCCTCAACTGCGCTGCGTGTGCGTAAACATGGGCCGGCGCGGGAATCCCAGCGACCGATGCGGCAATGATCTCGCCAAAGGTCGTATCGATCTCGGCAGCTGTGAAGTCCGTGTTCTGGTTCGCTACACCGTTCGCGTTGTCGAGCCGTTTCCAGAGGCCATCGGCAAAGTCGAATATTCCCGCCCCGAGATTCGGTGCGGCTGTGTGTCCTCCTGTGCCAGCTATGACGTAAGCGCCGCCAATTGAATAGTCCTCAACGAGAGCGCCGCCGCCAAACGTGCCGAAGAGTGCTTCATCCCACTCGCCAGCCGTATGCGTTGACGGCTTTACATCAGACTCCACATTCGCGCTGATCTCGACCACTTGCCCCGCATTCGGCAATGCATAAGGCGGCTTCCATCCATGCCGTCCGACGCCGCGCGGGACAATTAGCCCTCTCGGCAGGCTAGTTCCGCCGACGCGCATCAGTAGTGCAGCAACGGCATTAAAACTGCGGTTCTCGGCCTCAAAACCAATGACTTGCGCAGATCAATCAGCGTTCCGTTTACTGTGAACGTCATCGTCGCGGTGCCTGCCATCCCTCCGGTAAATGCGCCGGTCGCAGTGAATGCGAACGATGCGACGCCAGTTATGTCACCGGTTGGCGCTCCTTGCGCGAGCGGTAGCGGCTGGAATAACCAGCTCACGCAACCTTCCTAATGCTCCAAGTGACCGTGATATTCGTTCCCGCTATGCAATCGGCCGTCACGTCCCATCCGTGCATCAGAACGAGCGAAGGCAGAACGAAGATCGGCGGTGACTGCGGGCCAACCAAGTTCGATTGATAGACGATGCGCTGCGTATCACTTGACTGCACTTTTTCGTAAACACGGATCTGGAGTTCGTCGCCCGTCACCATGTCCGAAACGTCGAGAAAGACCTGAAAAACGCCGTCGCTGGTTTCAACGTCCGGGCCGGCCGTGTCTGTAGTGAGCGAATGCTCCGTCGTTCCGACCGATTCCGTTCCGGCGAATGCTTCAGTGATTGCCATCAGCTCACCGCGTAAGCGACAACCGTGTTCGTGGCATCTGCCGCCGAGTTGACGCAATTCGCTCGAACGTAGACGTTCTCGCCAGCCGCCGCGTCTCTAATTGGCATGCTCGCCCCAGTTGCAGTTTTCCAAGCGGTCTCATTGGTGGTTACGACGCCATACATGCATTCGCTAAGACAAGTCAGTTTGTTGGTCGCATTAACAGCGACATCGAGCAGCATTGTGTGAGTGTTCATCGTCGTATCGTTGGTCCCGACGCCTACCTGCCACCACCACGAGTTGTTGTTGAGCGTTCCTAGCGAAGCGGTGTAGGAACCCCACGAACCAGACGTACCAGGCGTAACGGCAACACCTGCCGTGGTCGCCGTATCTGCACCCAGCGTTTGTACCCTCGTTCCGACGCGCAATAGATCTGGCCGCGTTGGTTTTCCATAGGCTCGAACCGCGACCCGCAGCGCTTGCGTTGTCGCCGCCGTGTCTTGATGAGCGGCACCTATTGCCGTCCCTGCTTTCAGAAACAAGGGAAACGAATACCAGCACCCGAGCAACCCGCTGCCCATCGATGGATTGTTCGAATACAGATTGTTGATCGCAACTGACCACGAAGTCCCGCCAGCCGGATCAATCAGTATGTCAGTGAACTGCCTTCGTATTGTTGCCGCCGTCGACCCGCCAGTTATAAAAATCACCAGCCAGTAACAATCCTCCGCGAGCGCTGACAGGACCGCTGTATTCGCGCCTTTTTGATTCGCGTTCGCATGCCCCGGAACATTGACGCCGGCCGCTGCATCACTAAACGTGCCGAAGTTATCAACCGACCAGTTGAAATGATTCCCCGGCGTGTAAAGCACTACTTCAGTCCTTCAATCAATCCGATGGCTGACCAGTGCCGCGACACATCACCCACGCGTCGCTTCGCTCTTTTGGCGTGCAGGCGCATCAGCTGCGAAACCTTCAGTGCCGTTTCGTAATCCATGACGATTGGAACATTGCCGAATGTCACCGTGACACTCTCGCCTTCGTCGTTGACGTTGATCCTCTGCGACTGCGCGACCAATGGAGACCCTTGCTTTGGATTGATGATCAACATCAGGCTTTGACCTCTTTCGCTTCGCCTGCCTTGACCATCTTTTGGCCCGTTGCATCGGATACTTCCATCTCCTGACCTTTGCGCCACTCGAAGGCAACGCCGCGCGAGAATCTAACCGTTGAGCGAAGCACTTCCTGACCGGGGCCGTTTTTGACCTTCACGTCTTTCAATAGAACGATCTTCATTGCGTTCCTTTAGTCGAGCGAGACATCCAAAGCGCCAGCCGCAAAGCTCGGAGTCACACCGGTACTGACAACCAGCGAAGCCGTGCCCTTTAGGAAAAGATTCCCCGCGCCGCTGATGTCTGAACCAACGCCAAAGTGGGTAATAGTGGAACCGGAAGCGCCGCAAACGGGAAAGGTGATTGCCGCATCGTTATCTGCCACCCCAGAAGCGACAGACCATCCTGCGGTTGACCGCGCGACGTCTTCACGCGCGTAGTCCGTGTAAGCCGTTTCGCTCGTGGTCTGGTTGCCTGCCTCGCCAGGGTCACCCGTATGCAAGCTGATGTAGAACACCCCGGCCGTGCTCGAGCCGCGTAGACCAGTTGCATCTCCGACGTTCGCATAGTTGGCATTTTCGAAGATAAGGCTCAGCAGCCCGTTTTCGAATACGTTGGTTGCAGACATAAGAAATTCCTTAGGTTTAATTAACCGGCGTGGCTTTTACGTCTTTGATGAAGCCCTGAGCATCACGAATAATGTGGAAGTTCCACTCGTGTGAATGACGAATCGGTGCGTCTTGACCCGGACGCCCTGCTATTCCCTGCAATCCCTGCGGACCTTGTGGACCGGGCGGCCCTTGTTCACCCGGCGCGCCGTCGATTCCGTTCGTTCCATCCTGCCCCGGAGGGCCTTCCGGCCCCTGCGGTCCTGGTGGCCCTTGCGCGCCTCTTGGTCCCGGTGGTCCTTGCGGTCCAGGTGGCCCCGGTAATCCGGGTTCACCGTTGCGACCGTCGCGTCCGTCACGCCCGTTCATTCGCCTTCAGCATCATGCTTTCGCGCGCGAAGCCGGCGATGATCAGATCCGCGAGCATCTTCGATTGCGCTTCCTCGCTCGGGCCGCTTGGCTCGCCTGGAGACGGTTGCGGTGTCGGCGCGGGGAGCGCGGGTTTGGATTCGTCAGGCGGTGTGCGATTTATCAATGACTCAAGCGGGTAGTTCTGCTGCTGCAGGTAAGGCTGATCGCCGCCCTTGAGCGGTGGCAGGTTGATTTTTGCCCTGCCTTCGTTGATCGCCACTAGGCCCGCACGGACGCCCGTGTCAAGCGTCGTCATCTGGGTTGCTGAGTCCATGCGTAGCAGGTTTTCAAGGTCGAACTCGGTGCCCAGCGTCTGACCTTGGACGTTCGTGAGTCCTAAGCCTTCATCAAGGCAGAGCTCGATCGATTCCAGATGTATTTGCAGGCAGTCGTCGTAATACTGCTGATTCAATGCTTCGACGTTGTTCGATGTCGGTACTGGGCCGGCGCCGATCTTGTGCAGCGGCATGGAGAAAGCCCGCGCGATGTCTTCGACGCCCCAGCGCAATAGTTCGATCAGCTGCGACTGCTGGGCCGGATAGCCGATGGGTTCAAACTTGCCGCCGCCGCCAATGAAGGCAACGCGTCCTGAGTTTGCGCCGGAGAAGTTCTTTTCCCATGTTTCCTTGAACTCTTCCGACTTTTCTTTCTTCAATTCGCCAGGGTAAGAAACAACTCCGCCCGGCCGCGCCATGTTCTCGAAAAACACTGCCGCGAAGTGCTGCTCCTTGCGACTCTGCGTGGCAGTCAACGCAGCAGCGAACAACGGTGGAACTCCGCACAGAGGATGGAACAGCGGATTCATCAGGTCATGGATGATCTCGCTGGCAGGAATGATGATTTCTTTCGAGGTGTCATCCAGCCCCGGAACCTGGCTGATTGTGTAGCGATAGAACACTGAGCCGTCAGGAGTGAGTAACGGCTTCACGCGTGCGGCCGGAAGGATGTAAAGCCGTGCCACCCGGTTTGCTTCGTCGCGCTCTTTCAGGGCATAGGTGTTGCCGTGCTGTAGCTTCGACAGCCCCCAAAGCGTGAAAAACTGAATGCGGTTCTGGACTAGATTCGGCTTGGTGAGCGGACGCCAGAAAGGCGAATTGCGCTCAACGACGCTCCAGATACCGTCTATTTTCTCGACTAGATTGATTGGGAGCTTCGCGATGTCATTGGCAATGCGTGTGGTGCAGGCGTAGACCGTCGCGTTGGACATCATGCAGTCGCGCCCGTCTAATTCAAGGTTGCGCTGCCATGCGCCAGGGAAAGGCTCAGCGCTTATCGATTGCCAACGTCCGTCGTGAACAGTCACCGGTACAGGGACTGCCTTTTCAACGACGGCGATGTTCTCCCATCTTGCGTAACCCGGATTCCAGCGTTGGATCACGCCGTCTTCCGTCGTCTTTCTAAACGAGGAATTCACGCGTTCGCCTTCCGCTTGTACGCGCGCTTGATTCTTGGCTGGTCGATAGGCTCGGCCAGCACAACGGCATACTTGATCGGCTCCGCAGGTTCGTATTCTGCTATTCGCAGCTGAACCAACGCGCGAGCCGTCTTGTGATCGACCTCGATCAACTCGCCGGCAGTGCGCCGACGTGCCTGCACCGGACAGGTCAGCAACATTCTCATTTGGGGCATGGGAAAAGAGGCCCGCTTGCGCGAGCCCCTTCCGTTACAGGTTAAGCAGCACCCCAATTGACAGCAGTCACGTAAGCGACAGCCGTCGAGCGAGCACGCAGCCAGCCGATCGCACGCTCCGCGCGGAACGCCACGGAGTTCGTCTGGAACATCGAGACCATTGCAGCCGACCCGTTAACCGGCACCGATGACATATCCGTCTGCGGATCTGTATCGGTCATTAGAAGCGATGCATCCCGGCTCATGGCGATATCGAAGCCGCCTTCATCAGCGATCAGGATCTCCGGCGCGTTGACGAGGATGGCCGTCCCACCGGCTGATGCATGGGGAACGCTGTCCGACACGATGACCTGAACACCGGCCAGGAACGTGCCGCCGGTCATCGACATATCGGGGAACACCTTCTGCCCGAATGTGTTGATCATCATTCCGAGCGCCAAAGCCGTTGCCGAATCGACGATCAGGACAGGTGAACGACGGATGCCCTGTACCGAGATGGTGTTCATCAGGAATTTGAAGTCCGTGATGATGTCGGCGTGGTCACCGGTTCCCGTTGCAGCTTGGGTAGCCGCGCCCTGCGTGATGGACGCGGGACGCACGCCAGCGCTCAGCGTGACGGTCGGATCGACGAAGTCTTCGTCCAACCGTTGCTGCAGAGCTCCGGCCATCGAGTCGCGAATACGACGGTCGTTGTTAGCACTTGCATACTTCAGCCACTCTTCCGTGACCGCAATGATGTTCGCGACCTTGGTTGGCGGGAGCCGAGTGATCGAAGCCGCAAGCGATGTCAGAGGCTTGGCGATACCTTCTCCGACCCAGTAACCTTCGCCGCCACCCGTCTGCACGCCGACAGGTTTCAGGAATTCGACCCGCGTTGCTCCAGTCAGACGCCCGACGATCGTAAGCGGACGGACGAACTCCAGAAACTCCTGAAACGGGCCGCCGTCAGTATTGACGAAGTCTTGGCCCCAGTTGTCCTGCGTTACTGCAGCGGCAGGAACATCGGCCTTGAACATCATCGCAATTCGCGGATCATCGCGATACATTTCCTTCGCGATTTGGCGTGCAACGAAGTCGCTACCGTTTGATTTGTACATACAACGCAGGTATTGCGCGAACGCAATGCCCGGTTCCTTGTTGATCTTCTGGAACTGGAAATTGCCGTTCCCGATCTCGACGCCGTTACCGTTGGCCTGGCCGACTGGCTTGGCCTTCGACAGCGTGGCTTCGCTGCGCTTCAGGAAGTCGATGTGCGCGTCCAGTTTCTCGATTTCCTCGAGCCGCTTGCTTTGTTCCTCGTGGTCGTCGCCGTCGAGGGTGGTGCCTTTTTCCAGCACCGCATCGAGCGCGGTCCGATGTGCTGCTGCAAGATCGTCGCGCCGTTTTTCAGCGGCCGACAAGGATTCCTTCAGATTCATTTTGCTTTCCTTGATGGGAGATGGAGCCGCTTCAGCGGACGGTGAGAGACGCACGACGTTTGAGCCCGACAGGGCGCGTTGTGTGTCGTTGAAACTTTTGATGGCGGTGATCATTGCGTCTGGGTTGGCCGGCTCAGAGCACAGCGCCAGATGCAACCATTCCCATGCCTTGTAGCGAACGCCGCCGTTCTTCAGCATCTCGACCGCGCCCCGTTCCGGCTTGGCACCGATTGAGACGAAGTTCAGCAGCTTGTGCTTGATCGAATGAATCGCTTCGTCGATTCGATCCTTCACGCGGCCAGGTTCCTTCACGTAGGGCAGTTCGGCCCGAAACGTGATGCCGGCGGCGGTGGCATGCGCAAAAACGACATTGCCCACGACTTCCGATGACTTGTGATGCATGCATAGCGGAAGCGGCGTCTTGAACTTGGCGCCCAGCGGCTCGACGATGTCGTTCACCCGATCCGTGCGGGGAGTCGTCGCGACGCCTTCAATGGTCAGGACGTCGCCGCGGACCGCGTGACTCTTGATTATGACGTCGGCGAATGCTTGTAGTTGCATGGCTTACCTTGTGTCTGGATCGCTCGCCAGGACAGACATCGCGAGCAGTGCGGAAGTGACGGAGACCCAGAAAGGCGTCCCCGCCGTGATCGAATCAAGCATGAAAGCCGTGGCAGCGAGCGCCACCACGACTTGCCATGCCCCGAACATCTATTACGTGCCGACGCCGGTCTTGCTGCGCGTGCAGGTGGTATTCGCCATCGCGTGATTGACGCGGTTGATGTCAGCCACCGGTGTCATCGTGACCACACAGCTTCCGGCCTGCGCGGTTCCGGTAAGCGTCAGAACGCTCGCGGCGTAAACACCAGACGCAAGATTCGGCGTTGCAATGACCGTATACCCAGGCGGAAGAAACCCCGCGCCGATCAGTCCCGCGGTATCAGCACAGACGCCCGTTGGCGCTCCGATCTGGGCATTGTTCTGCATGCACTCGCTGATCGCCTGCTTTACCTGCGCTACCGATTGCAGGTTGTCCGACCAGCGCGAGCGCAGAACGTAGTCCTGATATTGCGGAATAGCGATTGCTGCAAGGATCGCAATAATCGCCACGACGATCATCAACTCGATGAGCGTGAAGCCTTTTTGAATCTTCTTCATTGAAACTCCGTTAGGGATGCGGCTCCGGTTCCGCTTGGTTGGGTCTGTCTAGTTATCCGCACGCCGCGAAAAAAAAGGGCCGCCGAAGCGACCCTTAATCCCTACTCGCGGAGAAAACTCAAAACACGAACAGCGATGGCTCCGGCGCCTTTTCCTCGTCTGCCGCTATTGCGCGCCCTGCTGCCATCACTGCTGCGACCACGCCGTCGATGCGGCCGGTCGAACTCTTTTTCGTTGGTTTCCGGTTTCCGGCTGGATCGGTGTCCAGCACAGCACTTGAAGCGTTCCAGTTCATTACTGCGTTACCGTCATGCCTCAGCTGGCCCGAGATCAGCATCCGCTCGTACTCGTCGACCGCGGGAGCCATGTCTTTGAAGCCCTGGCCGAATGGTTCCAGCGGCAGGCTGATTCCTTCGTCGGCCATCAGCTGCTTGAAGTCTTCAATCCTCCAGCGGTCATAACCTATTGATTGCACATCATATTGTGCGCAGGCTCCGACCACGCGCGCCAGCACGAACCGCTTGTCGATCGCTGCTCCCGGCGTCGTCTCGAGCCATCCCTGAGCTCTCCAAGCGCCGTAGTGGACGCCGTCCTTCCGTTCCTTGTCGGCCAGGTTCTCCGCTGGCAGCCAGAACCAGCTTTTCTGCCGCCAGTGCGGATCAGCGGCAGTCGGTTCGAACAGCAGGACAAACGCGGTCAGGTCGGTCGTGCTCGACAGGTCCAGCCCGCCGTAACACTTCCGGCCTTTTAGCAGCGCGTCGTCGAATACCGCTTCGGCGGCCCTCCAGACTTCGGTACTAAGCCACGGATTGAGCGATTCAACCCACTGGCAGAAATTAAGCCTTCGGACCGTCGATTCTTTCGACGGCATGCCCTGCGCTTCGGTGATCTGTTCCCGCAGGTATTCGGGCTGAATTGCTATTCCCAACAAGGGGTTAGCCTTGATCCAACACGCCTCATCTGCGAACGGATCGTCTTCCACATCCAGCGCGCAGACGTAGCCAAAGAACGAATCGTCTTCCAGCATTCCCGCGGCGACCTTGCGCGCGTACTCGTGATACTGCCAGCAGACCGACTGCCTATCCGTCCCACTGTTCGTGATCATCACCATCAGCGGTTGACGTCTGCCTTTGAAGCCAGCGCGCATCATTTCGACCATCAGGCCAGTTCGATGCTCGTGGACTTCGTCCAGCAAGGCAACGTGCGGGCGCGGGCCGGATTGACTGTCGTCGCTCGAGACGCAGCGGAAGAAGCTCGCCGTGTCCAGATCGGCGATGTTCCACTCGTTGCCCTGCCCGCCAGCAATGCTGAGCGCTGTGTTGAGCTCGGGCGAAAGGCGCACCATCGCGACCGCGTCTCGAAAGAGAATCTTGGCCTGGTCAGTTTTCGTCGCTGCTGCGTAAATCTCCGCCCGAGGTTCCTTGTCGGCGACCAGCCCCTTCAGGCCGATTCCCGCCACCATCGGTGACTTGCCGTTACCCTTTCCTTCCTCGATGAATGCGACTCGGAACCGGCGTCGACCGTTGGCCCGCTTCCAGCCAAACAGTGACCCGACGATGAACTGTTGCGACTCGTGCAAATCAAACGGCAAACCTTCGAACTCGCCACCGTTTAACCGCAGAACTTCCGTATAAAAATCAAAGGTTTTCTGAGCTTCTTCACTGTCCCAGAACAGCCCTCGTTTCGGCCCTTCCTCCAGATCCCGCAGATGCCTGGCGCAAGCGTCCCGCACGTATGGCCCTGCGACCACTTCGCCAGCGACTACGCGGCGCGCGTAACGGGTTGTCGGATCAGCGGAAGCGGGCGAGTCCGACTTTGGGGTTTTCGACTTCACTCTTGGCGACCGTGACGCGTGATCGATCAGATGGCGTCATGCCGCAACGGGCCAGCAACCCGACGAGCAGCGTCAGGCGCTTGGTTCCGAACTTGGCTCGATCCGCACGCCACGCGCAAAGCTCCACCGCCAACGCCTCGACCACCGGCCGGTCACTGGACTGGAACACCCCACGCGCACAGTTGGACACGATCTCGTCCCATGCCTCACCCTCAGCTTCGGTCAGGTGACCAGGTGCCGGCCCGATCCCGCGGCCAGAATTGGGCTCATTGGGTCGCGCTCGGCTCGGGTCGTGCTTGAACGCGCCAGTAGCTTCCAGCACTGCGGTTGGCTTCCTAACGGCTGGCATTTACCCTTGGGGCGTGAAATGCGGGGACAAAAAGGAGCG